CGATGATTGATATTGATGCTGTTGAAATATGTCAAAACAAAGGATGTTGGCAACCTTTAGCCTTGATCGAGACAGTATATGATACCGGGAACTATAAAAAATACACAAACTCTATGCGTTGGCTAGGAAAAGCTGCTAATCTTCCTTGTTTCTTGGTGTTTTATAAAAAAATGATACAAGATATGCTTGAGTTCAAAGTTCAGCGTTTAAGTACCCTATATGAGCCTTTAATCGCTATGTCTGAAGAAGAATGGGTAGCTACTTTAAGGGATATACAACAACAACATCAGAAAGTATGTAAATATGATAAAAACTAGGGGTTTTCTACACTTAACTTATAAATTGTATCATCATTTAGACAAATTAGGCGAAAGAAAGGCAACTTGTTTATGTGTTTATCTTGCTATTCTTAAATATGCTTGGAAGAAAAATAATTATCAATGTGATTTAAGGTATTCAACTTTAGAAGTAGATACTAAACTTTCTAGGTCCACAGTTAGACGATGTATTGAGACTTTAGAGACTATGAATGTGATTAAATCTATTAAAGGAAGGTCTGGCAAGACCTATGTCGTAAATGATAAGTTTTTAAAGGCAGAAAATGAGTACATGGGTATTAAAGAACACCCTATGGGTATTAAAGAACACCCTAATGGGTATAAAAGAGCAGTATTAGTAGAAACATTAAAACAATATAATACAATAGATGATCTGATAGGTAAGTATAGATCTGATAAGGATAAACTTATATTAGAATTGTCGAAGCTACCATTGCAAGACCTTAAATCTGATACCAATAATGTTTACTATTGTAAATTAGCCATTGAGAAAAAGGAAGAACTGGCTCGTGAAAAAAATACTAAATTTGTACCCCCTCAAAAGATTATGTCTGAATTAGTTAAGATTAGGAAGATGTCGAACCCTAGATACCGGGAAAAAATTGATTATAACAAACGAAATAATCTTGATTGGAAAGGTAATGCTAAAAAACAATCATAATTTTTTTTAGAATAATTGCATATATAATTAAGAAATTATGCCAAAGTTAAAGATTAGATGTGAGGCAATCTCTAAACAATCTGGGGTACGATGTAGAGCTAAAGGTTATTTTACCCCTACTACTAGGCGTATGCTTTGTCGCTTTCATCGTGGTTGTAAATCTTGGGATAGTAAAACTAGGAAGTATAAAGGGTTATACAAGAATACAAATATTGATATACAAAAGAAGATTATTATACTAAGAAATCTTAAAAACTTTAAAAATAAAACAGATGAAGAAATCAGAAATTATATCCAAGAACAAGAAAAACAATCTAACTCTTACCGATACCGAACAAAATACTATACTCGCCACTATCTACGATGGCGGAATACCGCATATCGTAATAAGAGACACCTTAAAGATCAACTTGATGACTTTCTACAAATACTTGGATCAAAATCCAAAGTTTAAGGAAGAATTTTTTAAGGCTCAAGAGATTGGAATAAAAACATTGGTCGAAAAAATGTTAGCTATTTTCTCTACTGAAACTACTGAGCTTTCTAATGAGGAACTTTTATTTTTAAGAGAGAAACAAAACTATTTAAAATGGTTAGCACCTAGATTATCTTCTATGTTTATTGAAAAAACTAAACAAGAGATTAAGCAAGATACTACTTTAAAGGTTCAATGGGAAGATAATCAAGATGATTTGATTGATGTTTCCGCTGAAGATGTCTCGAGTAGTAACGATAAATAATACCCTTACTACTCAAGATATTCTTTAAGGTTTCTTCTTGTATTTTTTTTATATTATTTTTTTTTACTACTGACATAGTTTTTTAATCGTAAGTAATTGATATATTTACTGATATTTAATTGCAACCAATTAAATTTTTTATACCATACTTGTTTTATTTCTTTGTTCTCGCATCGATCCATGACATCTATGAGTTTAGTTTCAAAGTATCTTAACTGTTGTTGTTCATAGTCATGTTGGTCTAATGTTTCTTGTATGGGTAGATCTTTAATTAGATTTAATCTTTCCTTGTCAATCATTGTTATTCCTCGCTTTCTATTTTTTTATATTCTTCCCATATTTTTTTAAGCTCATTTTCATATTCTTCTTTAGTACCTTCTCTAAATACTTTAGCCATCCAGGTAGGTCTAATTCCATAGATGTCTTTATGAGCATCAGAATATTCTTGATAAGCTATTTCTCTGTCATCTATTTGTGTTTTCATGTGGTCCTTTCTAAATTAAAATTAATATAAATAAAATTACATATAAAAATTGTAATAACAACCAATGTAAATAATTTTTATTTGATTTGTGGATCATCACTTGTTCTTTCTAATTGGTCATAATAAATTTTATTTTCAAAGCTCATAGCATTTATATAACCTTCTTGACTATCCAACAAATCCTGGATTTTTTCCCTAAATTCAAGGCTAATTTGATCCTCATAATCCATTAAAAACCCATCTGTAATATAGGTTTTATCTAATTTTTCTAACAGATTTAATACTTGCTTTTCTGTTAAAAAATAATCTTTGTTATTTATAATATATTTTTTTTTCATATTATTCCTTTCCTAATATTTATAAACCCTAGCTATTGAAGGATAGTTCTTATCATTTTCAATAACTTGTTTTAATTTTTCAAGATCTATTTCATCATTTAAAATGTCAGTAATCCAAGCGTCAGAGCATTGACCATCATAATGATTAAAAAATTTCTGTACTTTTTCAAAACTTACTTTTTTATTTTTCATTTTGTTCCTTTCTCTTTTGGTTTATTCTATTTAAGCAATCAGAAAAATCCATAAATAAATAGAATTTTATTTTATATTTTTTCTCTAATATTTCTGTGATTGATTTGTAGTTTTTTGCTTTCATGTTTTCCTTTCTGTTTATCTTGCTATTGCGTTTCCTAGATGCTTAAAAAAATCTAAAACATTACCATTTAAAAAATCTATTTTAACAATAGTATTTTTTATTTGTTTTTGTTCTTGATCGTTAGCTATAAGCATATGATCATAAATTGTTTTATAAGTCATAATGTTTAAGTTATTATTTTTTTCTATTGTAAAAGTGTCTTCCATTGGAAGATTTTTTTCACTAATAAAAGTATCTAACCATTGTTTGAAGTTATTGTTCATTTGTTTTTTCCTTTCTGTTTTTTAATTAATATTATATCTGTTTTGTATAATAGTCAATTAATTATTATTGTTTATTATGCTTTGATTATATCCAACAACAAAGCCTAATAATTCTTCTTTGTTATTAAATCTTTTTATATCTCTACAATATTGACTATAACCATTATTAATGGAATAGTTATTAAAGCAAACACCATTTTTTAAAATATCTTCTTTTTTGATGTGTCCATAACCAAATTTTTTTAAATTGTTTTCAAATTCTTTGCATTGGTTAGCATAATAATACTTATTATTGCTTGTTAATCTAAAATTAATATTTTTTTTATTAAGTTTAAATTGGATCTCATGCATTTCAGTCAATAGCTGACTATCCATTTTATTATCAAGTATATTTGAAATAACTTGTAATCTATCTTGAAGTTTTTGTTTTTGTTTGTTGTTCATTGTTTTTTTCCTTTCTTTATTGTTTTATATATACATATTGTATAATAATTATATTGTCAATAATTAATTTAAAAAAAAATATTAGATCTATATTTAATGGACCAGGAATTACATTAGAATGATTATAAACTAATTACTGTTGCAATAATGCAACTGTTGTAAATAAATCACATTGGTTAAAAGTTAAAAGAAGTTTAAAAAAGTTGAAAGAAGTTTAAAGTCACTATTCTAATGCTTAACCTGGTTTGAAATCTTCCTGTATTACTTCGGATTAGAATTATTATAAACTAGATCAATGAATTAAAAGATTTTTTATTATCATCAGTGATAATCTTTTATTATCACGACCCCATATTGTATAATTTAATGTAGGTTAGATCAGTTTTTTCAAAATGCGATACCCCCTACCCCCTACAAAATGCTGTGCGTTTATTATATATATATACATGGGACTCGAGGACTCCCTTACACACAGCTTTACTTCTTTCTCCACACCAACATTTTTACTTTAAAATAATTCTAAATAAGCTAGATGTAGTATATGAACTATTTTTCATCAGAAGATATGGATTGTGTTTGCTATATCGAAGAAAAAACTAACAATGTTGTAATTAAATTCTTTGGTATGCCTAATAATGAGTCTGCGGAGTTATTTACAATCTTTGTTATGGACAGATTAGGTTTTGATTACAATCCAATAAACTACACTATGCAAAGCAAATCAGTTCATTAGAACTTATGGAAATCAAAATACCCTATACCCCAAGACGACACCAATCCTACTTACATAAACAAATCTCAAGATACAGATGGAATGTATTAGTTTGCCATAGAAGATTTGGCAAAACAGTATGTATGATTAATCATTTGATTAGATCAGCATTACTATCTAAACAAAACAATCCAAGATTTGCTTACATTGCTCCAACCTTCAAACAAGCAAAAAGTATTGCATGGGATTACATGAAACAGTTCACGGCAAAAATTCCTTACACAAAATTCAATGAAACAGAACTAAGGGTAGATTTACCTAATGGCAGCAGAATAACATTACTAGGAGCAGAAAACTCAGATGGGTTAAGGGGTATATACCTAGATGGGTGTGTGATTGATGAGTATGCTAATGTAAACAGTAAGTTGTTCCCGGAGATTATTAGACCAGCTCTATCAGACAGAAAAGGTTATTGTGTATTTATTGGTACTCCAGCAGGAATGAACAACAATTTTTACGAATTATTTCAACACGCACAAGGTGCAGAAGATTGGTTCTCCTACAAGGCAAAAGCATCAGAGACTAAGATTGTAGATGAGGAAGAGCTTATCAAGGCAAAAGAGGTTATGGGAGACAAAAAGTATCTCCAAGAGTTTGAGTGTGATTGGATAGCCAATATTGAGGGTGCAGTATATGGAGATGTTATTGCTAAAATGGAAGATGATAAGCAGATAGCAAGAGTGCCATACGATCCAAGTTTACCTGTTAATACTGCTTGGGATTTAGGAGTGTCAGATCATACTGCTATAATATTCTTTCAGCAAAAAGGAACAGCAGTAAACATTATTGATTACTATGAGGAACGAGGTCAAGGTTTGCCACACTACATACAAATCATTAATGAAAAGGATTACATCTACAAGGATCACTTTGCACCACACGACATTGAAGTAACTGATTTTTCTAATGGCAAAACCAGAAGAGAGGTAGCCTACCAACTGGGTGTGCGGTTCAAGGTAGTTCCCAAAATACCACTAGAGGATGGCATCCACGCCACCACTATGACCTTGCCAAGAACCTTTATTGATGTTGACCATTGCAAAAAGTTAATAGATGCGTTAAGACATTACCACAGGAAGTACATTGATAAAAATAGAATGTTCAGATCGAAACCTGTACACGATTGGAGTTCCCATGCTTGTGATGCTATGCGTTACCTAGCAGTTGGTCTCCAAGAAATAAATACTAGACAATCTGCTCCGCAAAGTGTAGCAGATAATGAATATAGGATTATATAATTATGGGATCAATATTCAAACCAAAAATGCCAGCGTTGCCACCAGTTCAACCTTTGCCAGAACCCCCTTCGGCAGAACTATCGCCAGAGGAAGAAGCAAGAATCCAAAAGGAACAAGCTGCAATTGAAAGAAGAAGAGTGGGTAGAAAAAAAACTATCCTTACTGGTCCACTAGGTATTGCTGAAACTAAAGAAGAAAAACTTAAAACTTTATTAGGAGAATAATATGGCTTTTGGAAATATGTTACAAAAATTAATGCAAAGACCAGATGTAAAAAAAGCATTTAAAGAACTTAAACAAAAAAATACTAATAAAACTGTAAATACATTAGTACCAAAAAGTAAACCTGTTAAGTATGCTTCAATAGGTAAATCTCAAATGAGTATGGGTAGAAGTGGAACAGTAGTTACATCTAATGGATTACTAGCTAAAAATAAAACAACAATTAAAAAAAATAAATTATTAGGAGCTTAATATGTTAGAAAAAATTAAAAAAATTTTTAAAAAAAAACCTGCAGTAAAAAAGGTAGAAGAAAAATTTGATAACATGAACGATATGCAGAATGCAATAGGTTCAAATACTAAACAAGAAGTAAAAGCAGAAGTTAAATCTGAAACTAAATCTTCTTTAACATTTGGAAATTAGTATGGGTGCAAATAGTGCATCAACTGGTGGCGGTGGTGGAGTTGGTCCAGCAGGAAGAAAAACTTCTGGAACTTATGGAACTGTAAGTGATGCAAGAAAAACTTCAGAAAGATATGAGTTTGAAAATGCTGGTGCAAAAAAAATAGCAAAGGGTATTAAAACTCCATCTCTTGCTCTTAATGCTACAGCAGCAATATTATCTAAACCATTACAAGCTGGATCAAAAGCAACAAGAAATTATTTTAAACAAGAAGTTTTAGGTAAAGGTGGATATAAAAAAACAAGCGTTCAAGATTTTGAATCTATGAGTAGATCAGCTCAAGAATCTATGTACAAAGATTATATAACAGGAAGAAATTCTGGTAAGACAGATGCTTATGGTAGAACAATTAATCAATCAGATAATGGTGGTGCAATAGGATCAAGTGGTCAAGTAGTACAAGCTCCAACAGTAACTGCTCCAACAACCGCAGAAGTTTCTCAGAGTGCAGCAACAGATGTAGCAGAAGATGATATTCTTTTAAGAAAAAAAAGAACTAAAGCTGTAGGAAGATCAGTAAATATTTTAACAGCATCTAAAGGTGATACATCTAGCTTGACTTTAGGTAAACCAAGTTTATTAGGTAGAGCATAATGGCACAAACAGATTTAGCAAAAAATTTATTAAAACGATTTGATCGATTAAAATCTCAAAGACAAAATTGGGAAAGTCATTGGCAAGAAGTTGCAGACTATATGCAACCAAGAAAAGCAGATGTAACTAAATCAAGATCAAGAGGTGATAAAAGAACAGAACTTATTTTTGATTCTTCTCCATTACAATCAGTAGAACTCTTAGCTGCATCACTACATGGTATGCTAACAAATCCTGCTACCCCCTGGTTTTCTTTAAGATTCAAAGAAGATGATATGGAGAATGAAGATGAAGCAAAAGAATGGTTAGAATCTGCTACAGAGACTATGTACTCTGCATTCAATAGATCAAACTTCCAACAAGAAATATTTGAATTGTATCATGATCTAATTACTTTTGGTACAGCAGCAATGTTTATCGAAGAAGATGATGAAGATCTTTTAAAATTCTCAACAAGACATATTAACGAAATATATATTGCTGAAAATGAAAAAGGTAGAATTGATACTGTCTTTAGAAAATTTAAAATCTCTGCAAGAGCAGCAATACAAAAGTTTGATAAGGTATCAAATAATATTGCAGTAACTGCTAAGAAAGATCCATACGAAGAAGTAGAAATACTTCATGCGGTTTATCCAAGATCAGACTTTGATCCTAAGAAACAAGATAAACAAAATATGCCATTTGAATCTGTGTACATAGAAGCAGGAACAGGTGAAGAATTATCTGTCTCTGGATTTAGAGAGTTTCCATTTGTAGTACCAAGATATTTAAAAGCATCACATGAAATCTATGGCAGATCTCCAGCAATGACAGCTTTACCAGATGTTAAAATGTTAAATGAAATGTCTAAGACTACAATCAAGTCTGCACAGAAACAAGTTGATCCACCTTTATTAGTTCCAGATGATGGATTTATTTTACCTGTAAGAACTGTTCCAGGTGGTTTAAATTTTTATAGAAGTGGTACAAGAGATAGAATTGAACCATTAAACATTGGTGCGAATACTCCACTAGGTTTAAACATGGAAGAGCAAAGAAGAAACTCAATTCGTAATGCGTTCTATGTAAATCAATTAATGATGCAAACTGGTCCACAAATGACCGCAACAGAAGTAATCCAAAGGAACGAAGAGAAGATGAGATTGTTAGGTCCAGTTCTTGGTAGACTTCAATCTGAATTATTAAAACCATTAATCGATAGAGCCTTTGCAATTTTACTTAGAAAGAATTTATTTAGACCAGCTCCAGAATTTTTAGCAGGTAAAGATATTGAGATTGAATATGTATCACCATTAGCTAAAGCACAAAAATCTTCTGAGTTACAATCAATCATGAGAGCAATTGAAATCATGGGATCACTATCAAATGTTGCTCCAGTATTCGATCATATCAATATGGATAAACTCGTTAGACACTTAACAGACATCGTGGGTGTACCTCAAAAAATATTAAAACCTCAGAACCAATTAAATGCTGAGAGACAACAAGCACAAGCTCAACAAGAACAAATGATGCAAATGCAACAACTACAACAAGTAGCAGAAGCAGGGGGAAAAATAGCACCACTCGCAAAGGCTTTGCCAGAAGAAGCTAGAGCAGTAGCGAATGCTGATATTGAATAATGAGTGATCTTAAACAATTTCAAAAACAATTAACTGAAATTAAAGAAGCATATAAAATGATTTTTGATTCAGACGATGGCAAAATAGTTTTGTCTGATTTAGAAAAAAGATGTCACTTTTGGTCTACCACTAATGTTAAAGGGGATAGTCATGAAAGTGCATACATGGAAGGTCAACGCAGCGTACTTCTATTTATTAAATCAATGCTGCAAAATGATAACACAAAAGGAAAATAACAATGTCAGAAGAACAGATAACACAGGAAACTGTGCCTGTAGCAGAGACAACACA